AGTAAAATATACGGTCTCACTTGACACATTAGGACCATTTCACTTGACATATTTTAACTTCTTTTTAGGAACTGGGCCTTTCCATCTTTTGCGTGCACCCACCAGCCAATTAGGTAAGCTTAGCAGTTTGTGTAGTGTGTCTTTATCGATACCCCTCTTGTCGTATTTTGCCTCCAACTTAACAAGATGTTCTACTGAGTTGTAGATAAATCGTCTTCTTGCTTCAGTAGCAAATGCTTTGGTGATTGGGTCTGTCTTACTAACAGTTAACAAATTTTCTTTGGTTAGATCTAATGGGTTGCCGTTTAGAAATAGAAAGTGTGAACCAGATCCCAGCTTTTCCTGGTGGTAGCACTCCCAGATAATTTTAGGCTTAGCCCCGACTATTCGGATCTTGTCGCCGTTGTAGGAACCAAACTCTCTAACAACAGAACCGGTTACCATATCGTAGGCAACATATCGGTCTTCGTCGTAGAATAGAATGCCCAGTTGGTTGCACTTAATTCCTTCTGTTGGGTGTTGGTAGAACACCTCCTCTTCGTCTTCTGCCAGCATGGGATAAAGACACTCGAACCAGTGCTTATACTCTCTGTCTTGTCTTGCCATTAACAATCTTGTAAACGTGGGCGTGAGTTACATTAAACATAGCAGCAATCTGTCTGTACGTTTTAGTCTTGGTCGATGCTATTGCATGGATCTGGTCGATCTGACCGTCGGTCAGTTTACAGTTGTTGTTCTTCTCGCCTTTGAAATTATAGTTTCCCATTGCAAGTTATAGTGTCATCAGATAAATTATTTCCACAAAAAACCCCGGGAAGTTATGACAAACCCGGGGTAAAATTATAAAATGTCCGACTCAGAAAAACAATATAAATTAAGCTAACAATAAAAAATAAGTAGCCGGACAATAATTATATTTTCTTGTTCCAAGATTGTTTCACTGGAGCAATGTATCTCTCGTGCAGATACACCTTCAGCTTCTTTTCGTTTTCGACAGAAGACTTGTATGCCTTAGCAAGTCTTACCTCTTGGTGCTTAATGTCCACTGCCAGGTGCTTGATAAAAGTTCATACCAAATGGTTCGCAACCTTCTACGCCGCCATACCAGCCAACGTTGGAAGCATCTCTCGTGCCAACCAGTGTGCGCTTCTTCCAAGCATAGGGTTGCTTTGGAGTAACCAAAGATCCGTAGTATGGATTTCCGCGTTCTGGAAGCTGACCGTCGAGAACTCTTGGTGCCACGTAGGCCTGGTAATCTCCTGGGTGTAGAACCATCCACTCGATCATTCTCTTCATGTAGGTTTCACCTGCAGATCTAACTTGCTCCATCAAGAACTTTAGCTCCTCAAGAGTAATAGACTCAGAAGACTCAGAGGTCGGGGAAACTACAGACTTGTTAAATATCTTATACTTCAAGAATGGTAGTGCGTAGAATAAACCCCAGTTACAAAGTGCATTGCCGATGTAGTTGTCCAGCAAAAATTGGTTATTGGAAGAAACTGTTCCGCTGACAACCTGATTCTTTAACTCCATGTAGTAGGTAGCCCCGATGTAGTTCTGAAGTACTATATCTTGACTTTGGAGGATATAAGGGATAAGATCGGCTGGGGAGACGTTCTGATTGATGGAAGTAAAAGCTTTAAGCTTTTCTTCGGAAACTAGAAGTGCTAATTTTTGTGCCATGTGTTATTCGAGTGCTGTGGTTACTTCTTGACCAGCTACTTGCTGACCTTCTTCGTTGAACAGCTTCTTAGGCTGAATGTAAAGTTCTGTGTCGTATCCGTAGTAGCCCATTAGACGATCGAACACCTTTAATAAGGTTGCTTGGTCTGGCTGGATAACTGTAGACACAAAGTGTTGGTATGCAACTGTAATTTCGTCTGCATTGTTGGTGAATCCATTAGAACCTAGATCTTTAATACCAAGCAGGAGGGGGGAAGTAATTCTGTGTCCTGTTAGAATTCTAGAGGTAATTCTATTTTCCAATGTGATGTAGTAATCGTCGTTGGCCGAGTCTAAAGCTGTTACCTCTAAGTTGTGTTCTTTGTCGTCCGCAAAAGAAAGGAAAAACTTGCCTGCTCCGTCTACACCAGAGAAGTTGGCTGCAATTTCTTGGTAGATGTCTTGTCTTTCTTCTGGGGAAGGAATACCATTATGAAATTGTAGAACGAGACTTGGATTTAAGCCATTCATCAAATTCCAGTAGTGGAATGAAGAAATAGAAACGTCAACTTGTATATCGGTAAGAGAGCCAGAATAAGAAGGCATTGGGTAGTACTTCTGGCCAGGATTGTGCTTAAAGAAGTACAGAATTTGGTTTGGATAAGTTGGTGCATGTGCGGGGTCAAAAGATTTAAATCCCTTAGGCTTGTAAGCATCTTTTTTATACTTGGTCCAATCTGCAGAGTAATAGTACCACTCTACGCGATCTGTGTCGTAGTCGATGTGACCGGAACGGATGTCGTTAAAGTCCATGTTGTACATGTCGATAATCTGGTCTCCTGTTTGGTTCCAAATAACGTTCAGTGCAAAGCCCCCGTAGATGATGTAGTCCAGAGCTGCACGATCAAAAATGTCGTTCCAAGATTGCATCGGATTAGCTCGTTTAAGCACGTAATCCAATTCCTCATTGAAAGTCTTAAGTCCTTCTCCGATCGTTGCTATATGCTTGGATACGATGCACGAACGGTTCATTGCAGATCCATTGTACAGTGGAGTAATCAAAGCATTAGGGTACAAATTGTCTGCACCGTAGTTTATCCATGATTGACCTTTAACTTCAAAAACTCTTGCTAGCGTTGGATCTGGAACAGCCTGAGAGAACTTTTGAAAAGAAGCTTTAGGTTTTGTTTCTTTGTTCATCGTCTATAAGTATGAAAAAGCTTAAAACTGACATAGGAACATTTTGATGTTCCCAACTACAATATATACAGTATGACAAATCAGATTAAAAACATTGCGAAAAATTTATTACTTCACATTAACGGCGGCATTGGTAAGTGCATCATGGCTACTGCGGTTATTCGCTCATATAAGGCGGCGCATCCGGATGCGAAAGTCGTGGTAGTCTCAGGTTACCCCGAGGTTTTTGTCAACAATCCAGACATCTATAAAAACTTTCCCTTTGCCACTCCTTACCTCTGGCAGGACTATTACGGCCAGCCAAGCTGGAACGTCTCTGCCCATGATCCTTACATGGAACAACCGTGGATCAAAAACGAAAAATTTCATCTTGTAGATATCTGGTGTAATCTATTAGGTGTAAAATCAACTCAAAAAACCCCACTTCTTTATTTCTCTGGTCCCGAGGTAGACGAACTGCAACGAATGATTGCAACAGATAAACCCTTGCTTGTGGTTCAGTCTACTGGAGGGGCACATCCTGCTGCCAGATCTTGGACTCGAAATCCACCACACGGTGAGTTTGACGAGTTCTTAGCACGTTACAAAGACACACACTTCGTTGCTCATATTTGTCTGCCAGAAACTCCTGCTTTAGCAAATGTGCACCAGAGAATAGACAATCTAAATCGTAGACAAGCTATGTGTCTAATTCATTATGCTTCAGAATTTGTAGGCATAGATTCATTCGGACAACATGCCAGAGTGGCAAATCCAAATGCTGGGCCTACTACAATTTTCTTCCCGTTGGAAGAGTCAGTAAGTAGATTAGGTTATACCAGAACAAACTGGAATAACTTGACCCCTACTGCTGAAGTTCAGAAGATGCTTTTGGGTCATCAAGACTACTATGCAACAGTGTTTAAGTTGTCCATCGAAAATGCTTCCGACAACTGTCCAGTGCCAGCGGGAACCAGATGGTTTAACCTTGGCCCCGTGAAATCTTAATGTAATTTTTAGAATTTTTAGATTTAGAAGACCTGCATTTTGAATGAATGCCAGGTCTTTTTCTTTTAGGCTTGCCCTTGAATAGAGCAATCGATGTTACTTTTGCTTTAGCCATTAGATTGGATAGCGAATAATAACAATTCCTGAACCTCCACAACCTCCTGAGAAACATGCAGGATTAGGACCTACTGCTCCTCCTCCACCACCACCTGTATTAGGTGTTCCCGGAAATCCATTTCCACCAAATTCAAAAGCACCATTTCCACCACCTCCGCAGCCTCCAACACCATTACCAGGAATTTGTCCTGCTCCTCCTCCACCACCACCTGCATACCAAACAGTAGTTCCGGAAATACAAGATGGTTTACCTACTCCACCACTACCTGATTGATTGAAAGAACCAGGTCCTAAGCAAATTGAATTTTCTCCTGTAGCTCCTGCTCCTCCTCCTCCTGCACCTGCAGCAGAACCAGAAAAAGAACCAAATGGTGCGCATCCTCCTCCAAATCCTTGGGAAGGTGTAGTTGCTGGAGTATTTCCTGCTCCATTATTAGGACAGTTAGAAAGATTTGAACCTGCTGCTCCTCCACCATTTCCTCCGGGTTTTCCGATACATCCTCTTCCTCCAAGTGTAATTTCTCCACCACCTCCACCACCTGCAGAGATTATATTGTAAAAACAAGAATCTCCCCCATTAGTTTGACTGGATCCACCTTGTCCTACTACTACACTAAATCCACAAGCTGGAACACAAACCGGACCACAGCATCTCCAACCACCTGCTCCTCCACCACCACCACCTGCCGTTGAAGAATTTTGGTGTCCTTTTCCACCTCCACCACCGCCTCCAATAACTAAGTATTGAAAACCAGTTCCTCCTTTGAAAACTTGGAAAGTTCCAGAAGAGGTAAAAGTGTGAATTTTGTAACCGTCACAGCAAGTAACGGTTCCTCCGAAAGCACAAATTCCTGTGCCCCCTTGAGAAAAAGAAAAAGACGATGGTGAAAATAAACCCATATTAAACGAAGTTAAGTGCGAATGTTCCTAAATAATTTGTTCCGTCGTAGAAGAAATTGAAAACGTCTATACTTCCAACTGTTGTAGATAAGATTGGTGGATTATTGTAAGCCCATTTAACTGAAGCTGGCCAAGTTACAGTATAAGAACCTGTCCCTCCTTGAGTTATTTCGAGCATATAGTTTGCTCCGTCAATTGGATTGGATAAAGTCAAAGTGGTAACAGAAGCATCTATTTGAACTTTTTGATTGTTACCAGTATCCCAATTCACTGTTTGTGTTGCAGACGCCCAGTTGCCAAGATCATTAACTTTAGAAGCACCTTGACCGTAGGCAATCAAAGATTGAACGTGGGTTGTAGCATCTTTTTCTGTGGTAATACCTGCCCCTAAAGCAACTGCACATGTATTAGTTGAACAAGAAACATTTCCTATTGCAATTGCATAATCTGCATTTGTACACGTTGCATTTCCAATGGTAATTGCTGCACAACTTGTAGTGTTTATTTTTGACGAGAATCCTATAGAAATTGCACAAGCTGAATTTGCAAGAGAATCTGCACCCAATGCAAGAGTAAAGTTTTGATTTGCAACTGAGTATCTACCTAAAGCTATACCATAAAGTCCAAAGGCGCTGTTTTGTCCTCCAATAGCAACTGATGCTACTCCTGCAGATGATTGACATCCTATTGCTACACCTATATTTTGTGCATTTGCTCCATCTCCAATAACAACAGTTGAATTTTGTTCCCATGCACAAGCATTTCTTCCTATAACAATGTGTCCATTGTAAGCATTACCTTCACAGATACAAGCATTATTTCCAATAACAATTGCACCATCTAAAAGACCCCCTGCTGTTGATTTGTCTTTTGCCCCCTTTCCTATAACAATAGAAGTAGAAGTAAGTGCTTGAGAAGAATTACCAATTGTAATAGAATCACAAGCTGCGGTTCCACCCATGGAACTATTACCTAAAACTATAGCACCTGTTGCTCCTTCGAAACTCTGAGAAGTAAAACCTACAACAGTAGATCCAGAAGCGCAAGAAAATCCACCAACTCCAAGATGTATACCATCTTTATGTGTTAAAGCTCCAACTCCAATTGCAATACCTATACAGTTTCCTGTTCCTCTTGCAGTAGTCGCACATCCAATAGCTATAGATCCTCCTGCGTTGTTACAACATGTTGCAGCTGCATATCCAATAGCTAAACCTCTTTGAGATTCCGATTGAACTGAAGTTCCAATTCCTATAGTTTCTTGGTTAGATGTTCTTGAATTTTGGCCTATAATTACAGATGCTCCTCCATATGCATAATGACAAGATCCGCTTCCTATAACTATAGCATCTACTGCTCCACCATGAGCACAAGCATTGTTACCTAATACAATTGCACAGTTTGTTCCAGATCCTGCTGTTGCTCCAATTGCTGTAGAAACTAATGAATTTGTTTGTTCAAGTGTAATTGGTGAAGATGCACCAGGACCTGTTGCTCCATTAACTCCAGAAGTACCAGATGTACCTGAAACTCCAGAAGTACCAGAAGTACCTGAAGAACCTGCTGCTCCAGAAACTCCAGAAGTACCGGATGTACCCGATGTGCCATCAGTACCTGAAGTACCGGATGTACCCGATGTGCCATCAGTACCCGAAGTACCAGAAACTCCAGAAGTACCAGAAGTACCTGAAGAACCTGATGCTCCTGAAACTCCAGATGTACCACTGGTTCCAGAAGAACCGCTTACACCCGAAGTACCGGATGTACCGTCAGTTCCAGATGTACCGCTTGTTCCTGAAGAACCTGCTGCACCACTTACTCCAGAAGTACCTGATGTGCCATCAGTACCCGAAGTTCCGCTGGTTCCAGAAGAACCATTAGCACCATTAACACCAGATGTACCGCTTGTTCCAGAAGAACCATTAGCACCATTAACACCAGATGTACCGCTGGTTCCAGAAGAACCATTAGCACCATTAACACCAGATGTACCGCTGGTACCTGAAGAACCTGCTGCTCCTGAAACTCCAGAAGTACCGCTTGTTCCTGAAGAACCTGCTGCGCCAGAAGTACCAGAAGTACCATCAGCACCAGAAGTTCCACTTGTTCCAGAAGTACCAGAAACACCTGAAGTACCAGATGTACCAGACGATCCTGCTGCTCCAGTTGGTCCTACTGGACCACCAGTTACAGCACCAGTAAAGTTAATTGTAGTTGTAGAAACTTCAAAGGGAAGGACATTCCCAAATCCGTCTGTTACTGGCTGGAGTGTGCCATCAGCCCCGGAAGCCCCAATATTAAGTAGAGCCCCGTATGAATTTTTAATTTGATCGCCTGTTAAGTTCATTTGATACTAAGTATGATTTTTGTGTTTTCTGCCGATTTATGATAAGATGTACTGGGTGACTTTGATGATACCTGCTGCTCCTGCCCCTCCTCCTGTTCCATTTCCATTTGGATTGGATCCTCCACCACCTCCACCAGCTCCGTAGGAATTTCCTCCACCACCAGATCCATTTTGTCCTCCACCACCTCCACCTGATCCAAGTGTTATTCCGCATATAGTAGAACCACTCCCACCACTTGTTTGTGCAATAGAAGAAGGAGAATTATTATAGTTGGTTCCTTGTCCTGCTCCTCCTCCTCCTGGTTTACCAGTTGCAGATCCTCCTGCAGTATTAGCATTTCCTACAAAAACATTACCTCCATTTGGAGATCCATTTCCTCCACCTCCACCAGATCTTGAAATATTAACACCGTCCATATAACCACCAGCTCCTCCAGCACCGCCATTTGCAATAACTAAAGCACCAAAACAAGATGATCCCCCAGCTCCTCCTGGATTTTGATTTTGTTGTGCTTGGCTTGGGATTGCTGCTGCTGCACATCCTCCTGAACCAACTATAACGCATTGAGAAGTTCCAAAACCAGAAGTTAATGTACAAACAACGACACCTCCAGCTCCTCCTCCAGCTCCACCGGATACATGATATAATGAAGTGTTACCAGCTCCTCCACCGCCTCCTCCACCAGCTCCAACTGCAACTACTTCAAGACAAAATGCCCCATTGCAACAAGACCAAGTTCCACTGGATGTAAAACACTGAACAACGCAGGAGAGAGACACTGCTTTCTTCATATATGTAAATGGTGTGGTAAACATATTAGCTAAAGTTTAGATTTGCGTTTCCGTAGTAACCTGTAACTCCTGCAATGTAAACTAAAGAAACTGCATCTACTGCACCTGCTGCGGTCGACAGAGTTGGAGGTGTTCCACCTGGCCAATCTACATCTGAACCCCAAACAATTGTCTTGCCACCAGTTCCTCCTTGAGTAATGAAGAGAGTGTAGACTGCCCCGTCTATAGGGTTAGACTTAGTTAACGTAGTGATATTAGAAGTTAAAGTTAGAGTCTGAATGTTAGAGTTGTCCCAATCTAAAGTTACTGAGCCTCCAGTAGAACCAATTGCGTTAGTTCTGGATGCTGCCTGACCTTCTACAATCAGAGAGTTAACAAAAGTTGTATTAGATTTGTCTGCAGTAATTCCTGCTCCTCCTATGATGGTAACATATTCGTATGTAGAAGGAATAACGTTTTGATTCCCTGCAATAATTGTGTTATGTGCTCCGGTCGAAGTAATGCAGTTAATAAAACCATTTATCGTAGTATTATTGTAACCCTCTGTGATTTGGTTTTGGTTACCTCCAAACATAATGCTAAGATATCCAGAAGTTGTTAGATCTATCTTGTTTGAAGATCCTCCAATAATAGTTGAATTTTGAACATTTGTAGAAGGGTCAAATCCAATAATGCATGAATATGGAGAAGAGTAAATTGCTGACTGATAACCGTTTCTTAACAGACCATTTTCAGAGTTAAAGATGGAAGACGAGCAAGAATCACAAACTGTAGTTAATGCTCCTCCTATGATAATGTTGTCATTTACTAAATAGTAATCGTCTGTGTAAGCTACATTACAAATAGCAGATGCACAAGTACCGATGATTACGTTTCTTTCGCAGTTAGGAGAAATAAAACTTGACTGGGAACCAATATTAATATTGTAAAGACCATTTGCTTCTGTTCCAGCTCCAATTGCTATAGAGTAACCTGCTGTTGCTCCTGCTGCTGTTGCTCCTGCTCCAAGAACTATAGAATAGTTAGAAGTTGCTGTTGCTCCAATTGCTGTAGCAACTAAAGAATCTGTTTGTTCAACTGTGATTGGGGAAGCTGTACCAGTTCCTGCAGGTCCTGTAGCACCTTGTGGTCCTTGTGGTCCTGTTGGTCCAGTTGCTCCTCCCCCACCTGCTCCAATAGCAACGTTAGTTCCATCAGAGTTAATGTAGTGCAGAGTTTTATCTGTGTCTGCATAAAGTGTAACATAACCAACTGCTGGAGTTGCCGGTGCTGCAATTGTGCAGAAGTCGGTAGTTCCGTAGTTTACTTGGTTGGCTGTGTGAACTGCGTTTTCCTTAATAGAAGAAAGTCCATTTCCTAAAACAACTGCATTCTGTATTCCTGTTGCTCCAATAGAAGAAGAACCTAAAACTATTGTTCCGGTTGCTCCTGTAAATACTGTAGAAGCAGTTCCAATTGCTATTGAACATACAGGAGTTGTACAAGTAATTTCTCCCAAACTAATAGAATTAGCACCCAAAGATCCTCCTTGTCTTCCCATTCTAATAGAATTAGTTCCAACGGAAGAAACATTGAATCCCATTGCAATAGCACAAGCAGCAGATCCGTTTCTTGCATATCCAAAAGCTATGGAATCTTGTCCTGCTACTGCACCAGATCCTATTGCTACTCCTCTTTCGCAAGCACATGATTGTTCTCCAATAGCAACTGCTGCATATCCTGCACATACTCTATTTCCTACAGTTACTGCAAGTTGATTTTGTGCAAGTGCACTTGTTCCTATTGTAACTGTTGTAGCAAAAGTAGAAGAAGAATTTAAACCTAAGACAACTGAAGATGCTGCAGTAGAACAAGCAGATTTTCCAATTACTATAGAACAATCTCCACTTGAAATAGTGCTTTCCCCAATTGCAATAGATCTACCACCGGTAGAACAAGCAGAATTTCCTATTGCTATTTGAGCTCCAAATCCTGTTAATGATGAAGGACCAATAGAAATTGAATTAAACTGAGCATTAGCTGCAGCTCCTAAAGCAATACCTCCTTCTGCTCCTTTTGCTGTAGTTCCTATTGCAATTGCATTTCCTCTGTTAGTTTTTGCTCCTTGTCCTATTGCTATCTGTCCAGGTGCTGGAGAAAAACATTCAGAAGCTATTGCACAAGAACCAATTGCTATAACATCTGTAGATGCTCCTATAGCACAAGCTGTATTACCTAATATGATAGAATAGTTAGATCCTGCTGGTGCTGTTGCTCCAATTGCTGTAGAAACTAAAGAATTAGTTTGTTCTTTTGTAATCGGTGAAGATGCACCTGGTCCTGTAGCTCCGTTAACTCCAGAAGTACCGGATGTGCCGTCGGTACCTGATGTGCCGCTGGTTCCAGAAGAACCTGCTGCTCCACTTACACCCGAAGTACCAGAAGTACCATCGGTTCCAGAAGTACCACTGGTTCCAGAAGAACCATTAGCTCCGTTAACTCCAGAAGTACCGGATGTGCCGTCGGTACCTGATGTGCCGCTGGTTCCAGAAGAACCTGCTGCTCCACTTACACCTGAAGTACCGCTTGTTCCAGAAGAACCTGCTGCTCCAGAAATTCCAGAAGTACCGCTTGTTCCAGAAGAACCTGCTGCTCCACTTACACCTGAAGTACCGGAAGTACCAGAAGATCCATTAGCCCCGTTAACTCCGGAAGTACCACTGGTTCCAGAAGAACCTGCTGCTCCTGAAACTCCAGAAGTACCAGATGTGCCTGAAGTACCTGAAGTACCCGAAGTACCGTTTACGCCAGAAGTTCCCGAAGTACCTGAAGTACCGGCTATTCCTCCTGCGAGGATATCTGTTCCGTTGGAATCGATAGCATAAACTGCTGTACCGTCCGTGTACATTGTTACAAAACCAGCAGACGGATTTGCTGGGGTAGAAGCGACTACCGAAAAGTCTATTTGTCCGCCGGTTTGCCCGACTACGAATTTAGCATTGCTCATAAGGACTGAATTGTTGTTGTAAAGTTATTCCTTGGTCTATTACCAAGATTGCATTATTTTGAATTGTGATTGTTTCGCAGTAAGTTGTGGTGTCATTTTCCACAGTGAATGTTGTGTATGCCTGAATTGTACAAGGAAATTGGTAAGGAAGAACTCCAGTAACGTAGACAATATTGCGAAGAAATTCGTTGTCTGAAACATAGGGAACAAATTCAACCTCTCTTTCACATGGAACTTCCGAGTAAAGAAATGCCTGACCTCTGTCTATCTCTAGAGTTTGCACTAATCCACACACGTTCCAAACTGTGCGGGCAAAATTCCAGAAATCTTCATCGGTGTCCCACACCATACAGGGCTGGGGAACCGAAGGATCTGTGGTTGGAGCATCTGTGTTGAACACGATGTACTCCCAGTTTCCCTCTGGATAGAGATAAATCTGCCCGTCTAAAGGAAGATTTTGTCCATTTACACCCACCAAATCAACAGAAAGTTCCACAAATCTGGAGTTTCTACGAACTACGTTGGGGACAACTGCAAATGTTTCTCTTGAATAGGAGTTGGTAAACACCACCAGAAAGTAGTTACCTACAGTCTGAGCAATCGTGTCAGCGTAGATAATTAAATTGTTCTCGGAATTAGGTGTTAGATTTAACATTCTCTATTAAGTATGAAAGTGAAAGGAACTGACAAAACAAAGCCCCAGAAAATTCCGGGGCTTTATTCAGAAAATAGAAAGTCGCTCTTTTGTGTGTGGAGCGATGGGTTGACTTTACGCGTTTACAAACGAAGTACCAGTTAGAGCTGCCAAGTTGGAAACTTGATAAGCCATTGCTGGTTCCATTCCTTGTAGAACGAAAGAGTATTGTGTTGCATCTCCAGGAGCTGTACCAGTAGTGGTAGAACCTGTTGAAATTACGCAACCTCTAGTTGCACCAACCAACCAATAAAGGCCGTTGTTGTCTTCGAATACTACTCTTGATGCTCTGTTGTAAGCAAGTAGTTGGATTTGTGCTCTCTTTGCAGAAGAAAGGTGTTGAACTGGGATAGTTACTTCTTGTTGGAAGAATGCAGTACCATTAGTGTTTGAGATTGTGAAAGTCTCAGTGAATGAAGCTGTATCTTTTGCAACTTCGATCTGGTAGAAAGTACCAGTTGCACCAGATAAAGCAGTAATTCCTGAGGTTGCACCTGCAGTAATAGTACCTGGTTCGAAGTCAGAAGAAACCCACAAAGTCTTAATACCACCGATCGCGTCTAAACAATCAAGAGCTATAGCTGCTGTTAAATTACATGTAGTTGACATTGGTTTCTTTTATTTTTTTGTTAAGTTGAAAACTTAAGTGGGGCCAGATTGCTCTAGCCCCAATTAAATTAGATGGTGGATACGAACTGAGAGTTGTAAATTGCAGTTCCCATTCTGAACGCCCCTAATACATTGCAAATATCCTGAGACGGGTCATAATAAATCTTCAGCTTATCAGCATCGTCCATAAGACCTGTTCCGAAGAAGATGTACTTCTTAGGTCCTAGAAGGATGTGCGAGTTTGACTGTAGACCTGGTGCACCGAAGATGGTTACGTTAGTACCTGGCCAAATAAATGATGCAGGAGCATCTCCAGTGTAGTTGGTGATGTTAGGGTATTGGCTGATTAGAGCGTTACCTTTGTTCATCAATGCCTGAACTGCGATAGCGTAGTTGGTCATTGACATGTACATCACTAGGTCTCTTTCTTGCTTAAGAGCGTTAGAAAGTTTGTTGATGATACCCCAGATGGTATCGAATGCAGATGCAACTACCAAAGGAACTGTAATACCAGCACCTGTTCCGCCGATACATCCGTTAGCTACTGTACCTTGTGCAAGTAGACCGTCTAGAGATCCACCGTCACCAGCCCAGATAGTATTTTCAACATACTGAGAGATGTTGTCTACTTTGTTCTGAGCAATTTTTTGTTCGAAGGGAACTGATTCAAGGTAAGCAGTTGGGCTAAGCTGAGAAGACAACCAGTATTGGCGTAGATCTTCTGGGCAAAGTTGCTCCTTAAGCATTTTAGTTTGTACTACAAGATCAATTTGATCGAATACAGTTGAGTTACCTGTTGCACCACCTGGTCCTACGGTTGAAGCGTTAAATCCGCATGCGTAGTCGATGATGTAAGGATTAGAGTTTAGCAAGTTGATTGCTGAAGTTCCGGCAGTCTTACCAGCCTGAACTGTCAAGAATTGTACAGAATAAGGCTTCAAAAGAGCGGCACTTATAAGCTCTGTAGACAATTGGTCGGTGTAGGGGGCTAAGCCCGTTAAATCGAATGACATAGTTTTTAGTTTTTATTTTTTTAGAATCTTCTGTTTGGTTTCATAGATGCCTTAAGAGCTTTCAAGTGATCAACTCTTGCATCTAGTGGGTTTTCTTTTTCTTCTGCTGGATTAGCATTGAAAGTAGAAATTTTGGTTGCTGCTGGAGTAGCAGACATTTTCTCCATCTTCTCTTTGTAAGAAGCCATTTCTTCTTTGACTGTAGCAACTTCTTTAGCAACCTCTTCGATTGCAGCCATACATTGCATAATCATTTTCTTCATGTCTTCTTTCATGATGTCGCCTTCTGTCTTAACTGGCTCGTTAACAGCATCACCTGTTGGGGGAACGATATCTCCCTCTTTTGCCGCTTCAACTTCTACCTCGACCTTTGGTTCTGGTTTCTCTACTGCGGTAATTGTTCCGTTGGCGTCAACAGTAACTTTAGTGCCATCTTCAGTGGTGTGTGTACCTTCTGGTGCTGGACCTTTATCCCCAGTTTCAGATACAACAAATATCTTCTTTCCTGGTTCAAAAGCTTCCGCTTCCACTTTGGTTACACCATCTTCTAGCATAGCTTCAGCCATTTTGACTTCCATTCCCAGAGCAATTCTGATTTGGTTTAATTTTTGTTCGTAAAAATTCATGGTTAAACTTTATTTTAGATTTTGGTTTATGTCTCTAAGTATGAAAAGAAAAGGGACTGACATTTCTTACATTGTCTTTAGAATCTTAACGACTCTATCGTACAGTTCCTTGTCTTTTCTATATTGAACGTAGTCTTCTTTGGACATAAAGTTTCCTTCGATAGAAAACCCGTTGAGTTTGCCAGCTTTAATCTGCTTCCAAACTGCTGGATCTTGTACACGCATAGAAACCATCCAAGTTCCAACTGGCACGTCCAACCCATACTTAGTGTTTGCTTTGTCGTCTTCTGTTTCTACTATCCAAGTTTCCTTTACATAGGAGTTAGCCTCGTTAGCCCCGTCGTGTTCTACGTTGGTTGATCCATTGCGTAGTTCACGCATAAACTTTTCTGCTATCTTGGCAATAGTTTCTGCAGAAAACTTAACTGCATATCTTTCTTTTGTCTTTTCATCTACTCTTGGGATCACCATATCTGGCACCATAGCTGGGCCAATCACTATGCGTTGATCTTCAGATGCAAAGAACTGCTTAGTCATCTTAGCTTCTGAGTGTTTAGGATGACCTTTAGGCAGCAGATCGTTGTCCTGATCGTAGTCTTTGTCGTAACCTGATCTGTTGCCAGCAAGAATATTTAGGAAAGAATTAACTCTCGCCATCGCCCACTGTGCTCTCTGCATGCCTCTTTTGCCTGGTGTGCCTACAGAATAAGCACCAGCTCCTCTTCTCCAAACAGCTTTTAACATTCCCATTGTTGCCTTCTGGGAGTCCTGTGGGTTTGCTTCGTTGTGCTTTTCGATCTTCTCCTTTAGGGTCTTCTCTACTTCCTCTGTAACTTCTACACCACCTCTGGTTGTTGTAGAATCTCCCGGTTCGTTTTTGTCGGAACCCGTTCTGCCTCTTTCTTCTTTGGGTATTCTTGCAAGAGGTCTGTCGCCGGGTTTACCAGATGCTGGAGCGAACTGCTGTTCTTGTCCAAGATAAGACTGGATCTTCTCGACGTGACCAATCATGTAGTCTACATTGTGTTCCATGCCAACTGCCTTGTCTATTTCTGCCATGACATCCATGAAATCTTCTACGAGAACAAGTGCCTGCTTAACGTCGTTAAGAGAAGCAACTCCTTCTTCGATAACTTCTTCCTCCAGATCAAACACAGAATCTGCAATTACTGCAGCTGCACGAATCATGCCGATAGTTTCTTCGTCTGGGTTCATCTCCATTAGATGCTGGAAAGTTGCCACTGCACCTGGGCACATGTGGAAATCAGATGTTCTGTAGCCGTAGATGTCTAACTCTACAGACTCCATCTTTTCTTTTTTCTTTGGCACTTCGTCTATGTAAGGGGGAAGTCCAGAAACATCGATGGACATTTCCTCTCTGATGGTTTCTAGTTTCTTAGCAGCCCATTCAATCCCAGCGTCTCCGCCCCAAGCATCCCACATTAGTTTGCCGCAGCCTTCACCGTAT